TTGTCTTTATGCTAGTGAGTATGAACTCAAGAAGACTGAGAAATACACTCATGCTCTTGTTCAATGCCATAATGTTGTATGTCAGGGTATTTGGTTACTTGTGTTTTGATGCTGGAAGAGAGGTGAGGTGGCACCTAGCCACTCTCACACTGCTCTTAACCAATATCATAGCGCCTACGGCGCAAACACAAGTGTGGCCTAAGCCACAACTTGTGCTGCGTGGTTTACCACGCTGCTGCTGCTGTTGAGAGTCTTGAGTATCCACTCATAAAGGCCCAGTGAGATGTAAAGGGCTTGCCCTTTTTATCCACGCAGTCCTTGATGTGGAACTCAAGAGTGTCGACAAGCGCAGGGTTGGCTTTCTTAGCCTCATAAGAATCAACGCTAAGGTCGAAGTGCCTTGGTGTTGTTTCGTTGGGCAAGATAGCCACGAGCTGATACTTAGCCAGCTTGCCTGTGCTGATATCAGTGAGTGCGTTGCAGCCTACGATGCTCGTGGGGAACACACGAGTAGCAGTAGTAGGGGCAGGAGCGGGAGCCGCATTGGGCATTGTGTTGTGTAGCATGAGGGGTAGTGTTAAAATGCGCAGTGTAGCAGGGGTCTTTGTCTGTGCAGGTTCCCACTCTCAAAAATTTCCAGAAAAATTTTTTAATTTCCCCTCATGAAAACTACAGACACATTCCAGCCTAAAGACAAAGTCAATCGTCCAGGCATCCACGCTAAGACTAAGACATCTAAGAACAAGAAGTCTAAAAACTATAGGAAGACATACAAGGGGCAGGGTAGATAAAAGATAAGGGCCAGAGTGTATATACTCCAGCCCTCACTCTTTGTCCCTAAAGAAACGAAACTCAGCACTAGTCCGTGTAACGATGTTTCAATATAAGGAGTATATTTGTAATCTGAGCCTTCAATAGAAGACCGGCCCTGAGGTAAACATAGTAGGGGCCTAGACATCGGGTTTAAGTAGGGTATCGACATAGGTATCTGAAAGTCGTCCCCGGTAGCTCTAAAAAGTGCGGTGGTATAAAACTCGGGTGGGAACAAGGCTATAGGCTGACAGAAATGCCCCCACAAAGGCTAAACACGGCGAGTGGAAAACCATCGTTAGACAAGTAACCCAAGGGGGAAAATTGTATAGTTATGAGAGAGATCAACCGCATTATAATTCATTGTTCTGCTACCCCAGAAGGTAGAGAAGTATCCGCTGCTACTATTCGTGACTGGCACATGAAGAAGGGATGGAGCGATATCGGGTATCACTACGTCATAGACCTTGAGGGTTGTATAGAAGCTGGAAGACCTATAGACCGAGCAGGAGCTCATGTGCGTGGTCATAACAAAGACTCTATCGGGATATGCTACATTGGGGGACTTGCTAAAGAGAAGAACGACAACGGTCAATGGGTTGCTAAAGACACAATGACTGATCAGCAAGAGCACGCCACAAGGGAACTTATCTACTCCCTACGTATGGTGGCAGACAAGCAGCTTTCTGTACATGGGCACAACGAGTTTTCAAAGAAAGCATGCCCAAGCTTTAAAGTCTCTGAGAAGTTCAAAGACATACTATAAGTATTTCTTTTATATTTGTGTCATAAACCAAGCATTATGGCATTTAACTTCCATCCAACCCGTGACTGGGTTGTACTCCCTATTCAAAAGCAGAACGAGACTGATTCTGGTATTCTCCTTACAGGGGGTGCTGAACGTACCCTACGTAAAAACGTAATGAAAGTAGTTGCTGTTGGCCCAACTTGTGAGAACATCAAGGAAGGGGACACAGTAATGATCCACCCTACAACTGAGGGCCTTGTCATTGACGTAGAAGGACAAGACTATGTAATGGTCAATGAGTTCCAAATCTGTGGGAAGTTTGTATGACTGGAACAGTCACCATTCCCTTGAAAGACTTCGACAGTCTTAGGGAAGCTAAAGAAAAAGCTGACACCTCTCAAGCAAACCTAACACGGGCTGCTAAGGAGTTGGAGGTATTCCTTTCCTTCATATGTACCCGGGACAATATTGTCGAGTACGTAGAGGAGTTCAACAGACAATCCCAGAAATCAAAAATATCCATCATAGATGGAAGAGCAAAGATTGCATTCAATGACACGCAAGATTAAAATAAAGCCCACCACTACGTATCAGTTCCTGCAGGTGTTCAATGGAATACTTGAACTTACAGATAAGGAGCTAGAAGTATTGGCTCTGTTCATAGACCACAGTTCTACAGTAAACCTGTGCTCTGCGGAGAACAAGAAAGTTGTAGCTGAGAAGCTGGATATCAATAACCCTAACACTCTCAATATCTACGTCAAGCGTCTTAAAGACAAAGGAGCTATATTGAAGACAGGAGATGGGTACGAAGTAGCCAAGCTCTTAGAAAGAAACCAGCAGGTAATCATAGAAATCAATTCGTAATGCCTTCTATATACAACATGGTAAAAGGCTTCATAAAAGAAGCAGTAGAATACGCTAAACAAGGAGCCCCTCACGTAACTGCAAAGCAGTACGAAGACAGACTCAAAGCATGCTACAGCTGTGAGAACTTTAAGAAAGACACTGAACGGTGTGGATTGTGCGGTTGCTTGATAGAGCACAAAGCAAAGTGGGCTACATCAAACTGCCCAGATGATCCCAAACGATGGGAAAAGCTGAGAGTTGGTTCTGGGGGGAAGAAAATCAAACTGAAGAATGGACCAAAAAATAATACTGCAGAGGCTGGCAACAAAGTACGACCTACCGATCCAAAAGATTGAGGAGGCAGTCTACTACCAATTCAAGTATGTATCTCAGGTAATGAAAAGGGGGAAGTTTGAATCTGTACGACTCCCCTACCTAGGTAAGTTCCATGTACTTCCTGGCAGACTAAAGCACCTTAACAATGCGAGAACTGATAACAGTAAGTAAGAACGTAGTAGTACCCTCCCCATACGCTATCACCATCAGTGAATTCAAAGTACTGAAGGGTAACGAGCTCGGGGCTGTATACTTTTTTGCTGACCACAACTCCCCCTACGCTGTCTACAACGATGACGAAAGGGAAGAAAAGATATGTCAAGACTTAAGTGTTAAGTTCACTGTGAAGGTCAGAGCAGGTATAGATAAATATAAGCAACTCTCTGAGACTCATGCTGTTAAGCTTCTTAAAGCAGCACGTCATTCTATAAACAAGCTGGAGCAATACTTCCGCATGATAGACTTGACAGAAGTTGATGACCACGGTAAACCTATATACTCAGCAAAAGACCTGATCACTAACCTAGAGAAGATGGGTAAAGTGGTGCAAGGTCTTGAGGATCTTGAGGACATAGTCAAGAAGCAGCAGACCAAGGGTAATCCTAACCGTGGGGGTGTAGTAACCAACAAGTACTCAAGCTGATGTTTAAGGACAGTAGCAAGTACTCACCCTCTGCGAACACATACCTAGATAAAGGCTTCTATACCGATGCCTTACCGGGTACAAAGGAATACTACGATTACTGGGATGAGGAGAGGCAGAGATGCCTGACTGGGTACTTAGATATAACAGGGTATCACTACTTCTACCTAAACTTCTGTCCTATCGACAGAGTCATAGACGATGTACTACCTGATGGAACTAAGATAGCTAGGAGAGACCGCACATTTCCTGCATTCTACGACGGTGACTATGAGTACTTCCACTCTATAGACAGATGTAGGAGAGAGAACAAGCACATGATAGTGCTGAAAGCTAGACGTAAAGGCTTCTCCTACAAGGCTGGGTCTATGCTAGCACGGAACTACTTCCTGCTACGTAACTCCAAGAACTACGTATTTGCATCACAGAAAGAATACCTTATCGGTGACGGTCTGTTGTCTAAGGCTTGGGACTTTCTTTCTTTCATAGATGATAACACTGCATGGACTCAACCACGCCTGCGTGACCGAGAGATGCACAAACAGTCAGGATATAAAAAGAATGTTAACGGTGCAGACGTAGAGCTTGGGATGAAAACCCAAATCATAGGAGTCTCACTAAAAGACAACCCAGATAAGGTACGTGGTAAGGCTGGTGACCTCATATTCTTTGAGGAAGCAGGATCATTCGGAGGACTACTCAAAGCATGGGAGGTAGCTATGCCTACTATGCGTCAAGGTTCTAAGACACTTGGGACTATGATAGCCTTTGGTACGGGTGGTGAAGAAGGAGTAGGCTTTGATGGTATGGAAGAGCTGTTCTATCACCCTGACTCTTATGACTGCATGGCATTTGACAACGAATGGGATGCAGGAGCTATGGGAACTAAATGCGGTTACTTTGTTCCTATATATCAGAATCTAGATGGATTCATAGATGAGGATGGTAACTCGGAGGTACAAACAGCTAGGGAACATGAGGAAACACAGCGTGAAAAGAAGAAAGGTGCCAATGACCCTAAGGCTCTCGACCAGTATACTGCTGAGCATCCATTTACTCCTCAAGAAGCTACGCTTCAGGTAACAGCTAACCTGTTCGACGTCACCTCATTGAAGGAGCAGTACAACAAAGTAAAAGCACATGACCTTCACAATGAGGGTACTGCAGGTGTCCTGTACTACAACAAAGACAAAGCCATAGCATTCAGGCCTTCTCAAGAGCATCACCCAGTCCTAAAGTACCCGCACAGGAAAGGTGACAAGACAGAAGGTGCAATCGTAATGTATGAGTCTCCCTACACCACTAAGGAAGGGGAAGTACCACACAATCTATACTTTGTATGTCATGACCCGTACGCGCACGAGAAGTCAGGGGCAAATGAGTCACTTGGTGCTGCATACGTACTAAAGAGGCCTAACAATCTATCTAAACCGGACGATATAATTGTAGCAAGCTATGTTGGGAGGCCGAAGACGCAAGACGAGTACAACCGTAATCTATTTATGCTGGCGGAATACTACAACGCCAAGATCGGATTTGAGAATGACCGTGGAGAGCTCATTGCTTACGCCAAGAGATATCGCAAACTTCATAAGCTACAGGAGGAGTTTGAGATGCTGGACAAGAAAGAACTGAAGTCTAAGAATGTAAGACGTCAGTACGGTATGCACATGACCGAGCAACGTAAACGTCAAGGTGAGCTATATATAAGAGACTGGCTTATCACCCCACGACATACAGATGAGGAAGGGAAGACAACGTTAAACTTGCACAGGATATATGATCCTGCATTGCTTCAAGAGCTCATGAAGTTTAACCATAAAGGAAACTTTGACAGAGTCATGGCTTTTATGGTTGGAATGTACCACACCAGAGAGCTATATAATAAAGAGGTCGTCGAAATACTCAAAGACGGGTCTGCAGATGAGTGGTTTGACAATATATATCAATAATTTTGCAACACATGTATGGACAAGCGAATCTCCCCAAGCAGCGTATTCCTAAATCTCAGAAGACTAAGAAGTGGAGAGAAGAATGCGTTGAAGCATACATAGACCTGTCTAAGTTCGGGCATACAGAGCGCAGTTCTTACCTCAAGTCTTTGTACGACTATTACAATGGGGTCATTGACGAGCAGGACTACCGGTATGTGCTTAAGCCGTACGGAAAGACCAGGAACAACTTCCCATCTAAGCTGAGGAACTACCCCATTATTAAGCCTATCATAGACTTACTGCTGGGTGAGAAAGCTAAGAGGCCTTTGAACTACACTGTTACAGTAACTAACTCTGACAGTACATCTATCAAAGAGCAGGAAAAGCATGCCATGCTGATGCAGATGGCAAATCAAATGTTTGCTCAGAAAGTAGATCCACAGGAAGGCCAAGAAGAACCACAAGCTCCCAAGCAAATACTAGAAGAGTTTGAGAGGAGCTACGTAGATAGTAGAGCCTTGAAAGGACAGTCTGCCATTAACTACATCATGCAGAATGAGGAAGTTAGGGACAAGTTCCAGAAAGGCTTCTTTCACTTCCTGGTAACTGGAGAAGTATACTCGCACAAAGGTGTAATACGCAATGATCCTTTCTACGATATACTCAACCCACTAGACATAGACTACGACAAAGATCCAGACCTAGAGTTTGTAGAAGATGGAGACTGGGCTATGGTACGCAAGTATGCGCACGCATCTACAGTTATAGATACTTTCGGAGAGTCCTTAAGTGATGAGCAGATACTGGAGCTTGAGAACCCACAGCAAACATCTGCAGACTCGTACTTACTGCACAGGGCTGAGTCCAACAATAGTGATGACAACAGTTTCCGCAACAGACTTATAGAGTGCATTACAGTATACTGGAAAAGCCGTAAGCGTATAGGATTTGTAAGCTACCCAGACCCTATTACAGGGGCGTCTGAAGAGATGGTAGTTGAAGAAGGCTTCCGTCTCCCTAAGGAGATGAAAGAGATGGGGGCTAAGATTAGGTATGAGTGGGTCAATGAAGCGTGGGAAGGAACTCGCATAGACGGGAGATTCTACATAGACATCAATCCCCTAGCTAATCAGCGTACATCGCTAGACAATCCGTCTAAGTGCAAGCTCCCGATAAACGGTAGAAAGTACTCAGACATTAACTCCGATAACATATCACTGGTCAGTCTTGGTATCCCCTACCAGCTGAACTACAACATATTCAAGTATCGTATGGAGTTAGCTATTGCTAGATCCAAGGATATCATTGCGCAGTTTGACATCAACATGATACCCAAGAAGTGGGACATGGATAAGTTCATGTACTTCGTAGAAGGTACCGGTATTGCGTGGGTTGATTACAACAAAGAAGGTATACAGCTATCTCCTCAGCATCAGTCAGTTATGGATATGTCTATCAAGACTATAGGCCAATACCTGCAACTGCTTGAGTCCATACAGTTAGAATGGGAAAAGATATCTGGAGTCAACAGACAACGTCAAGGTGGGATAGGTCCATACGAAGGCAAAGCTGCGTCTCAACAAGCAATAGTACAGTCCAGTCATATCACTGAGGATTTGTTCAGCAAGTTCTCACGCTTTGAGCAAAGAGAACTGCAAGGACTGCTTGATTACTCTAAGGAAGCTTGGGTGAAGGGTAAGAAGGGTATGTACGTCATGCCTGATACTACGATACAGATGTTTGACATCTCCTCTATGGAGCTCATGGAGTCAGAGTTTGGAATCTTTGTATCTGACTCAGGACGTGATCAGGATAAACTCGAGCAAGCTAGAGCTATCGGTCAGTCCATGGTTCAAGCAGGTATACCTTCTTCTACTGTACTTGATATGTTTGATACTGAGAACTTTATAGGACTCAAGGACAAGATCCGTAAAGCAGAGAAAGCACAAGAGGAGCTGCAACAAGCTCAGCAACAAGCTCAACAGAAACAGCAAGAGCAGCAGATGCAGATGCAACAACAGCAAATGCAGCAAGAAGAGCTCAGTAAAGACAAGGACCGTCAGGTTGAGATAGAGAAAGCATTGATAGCTGCAGAGTCTAAGGACCAGACTGGTAAGATTCAGCTTGATATGGAGAAGATGATGCGGGACTTTGAGATTAAAGAGCAAGAGCTAAAGCTCAAAGAGAAAGCATTGTACAAAGAAGGTGACACTATCCCGAACGGAGAATGAATAACCAGGATCGTAGACGGATAATAAACAAAGCTAAAGCTGATGGGTATCAGGGTAGCTATGTAGACTTGTTTAAGCAGGTGCAGCATGAACCAACTATGCTCGCTGAAACACCTGACCAAAAACAGGCTGGACTAAGACCACATCATGAAGCCGGGAGGACTGACGCATCTATGGCGTTCACAGACGTTCCTCCTAATACCCCATTCAATACGGTCGGGATGAAAGCCCCGATTGACATAAAGAAGTATGATGAGCAGGGACATCTCGTAAAATCATACGAGTCTGTTCCTCCCGGTATTCAAGGCTTAGATACAGGACCTGCAAGAGGTACAGTCCTTGAGACCCCATCTCGTATGCAGGAGGGCGGATTTACATCAGACGTCGACCCAAGACTTTTAAATAGATTGGAAGCTCCACAGACTCAAAGAACATATCTGTCACAAAATAATATGACAGACAGGGAAAGAGATGCAGCAGATCAAAGATTTAAAGACGACAGACGTAGGGAAGAAGCAGTAAAAAGAGGGGTAAATCCTAACACTGCTTTCATGACTCCCCCAGGTCTTGGAGCAGATAACGAAGCCAGGGCAGCGTATGAGTATGATAATCCTGCTACATCTAACATAGGTCAGATAGCAGGAGGTATAGGCTTCCTACCAATAGACAGAGGGCTAGATATTGCATTGACTGCTGCAGCTGGATCAATACGTAAGGGTCTAGAGACACGTAGATACAAGAACTTTAAGTCTGAGATAGACTGGGGCAAATGGAACCCTGATACTCCTAACCATCCTAACCTAATGGATGAGTACAAGGAGATAGAATACTTTACCAAGGCTGATGGTACTTGGATGAAAAACGCTGACGGATCTTCATACAAGGGAGCTCCAGAGCAGTTCGTACAAGAAAATAGCTCGCACTTTAAGAAAGCATACCCAGACGGAGCTTACAACACTAGTAGAGGTATAAAGTTTGATTCTGAGATTGAACCATATACAGGAAAACCCATAGCAGATAGAGACCTGGACCCAGGTTTTGGATATAAGACTGTATTCTCAGCTGACCCGGAGCTAGCTTCTAGTTCTTTCTATGCAGGCATGACGAACCCAGAAAAATACACCCCATTCTCTAAAAGGAATTGGGGACAACCTCAAGGGTTTGTAGCAGACTTGTATGCAAAAGAATCTCCCAATTCATACAGAATAGTGTCTCAAGGAGATGACTGGAGAACTTTAGGAATATCAGGTAAAGGTAAAGATGAGATAAAATCGAGACTTAAGAGTCAAAAAATTGGACTAGACATTGAGAAATCAAAGCCTACACAATACCAAAACCCATCCAAAATAAACCAACTTGAAACTGAAATTAGTAGGAATGGGTGGTTTGCAGAGAACTTTGATAAAATCATCAATAAAACACCTAGTAAAGTCCCAAACTTTGAGCAGATAGCAACAGATAAATTTGGGCGTAGTGTGCAGACAGATTTTTTAGGAGATCTGGGCTATAAAGAAGGTCTAGACGAAATAAGGATGTTTGGACTAACTGACGGTCAATGGGGTGCTCATGTGAACATACACATGAATAAACCTGGAAACTTTTTGAAGTCTCGAACTGGTAATGTTGGATTCTTTGATATGAAATCAGATGACATATTCAAAGCTGCAGCACCTATTGGAATTGGTGCTGGGGCCATGTCTCAGAAGAAAGAGGGAGGTTATAAAAGAGCTCAACAGGGAAGTGTAGTAGACTATCTACTCCCAGCTCTAGAATCTAATAATCCTACACAGTTTGCTGATACTCAAGCATTTGATCAAACTGAGAATGTTAAAAGACAGCAGGACAATCTTAAAGCGGAAGAGCAAAGAGTTCAGGATGTAAGAAGTAACGTTATACCTACAGCTCAAAACCTTGAGACCCTGAACAAAAATATCAAGGATGCTAATCTTTTCAGTGACTATTGGTCGCATAAAAAGCATTTCAACAAAATGCGGGACCCTGGTATAGGTAAAAAAGAGTACAGCCAGTTAGAGAAGGAAGCACAGGAAAAATACCCAGAACTGATAGAAGCTCTTCCCAAGAATAATGTTATGATGATGAACAGTCAGAAGTATGATGCAGACGATGAGCTGTACTGTACTCCTTATGGATGTTACACATATAAAAAAGCAGGTGCTAGAGATGTACCAGAGTATTCGGGGAACTTTGGATTTGTGGGAGGAGCAAGAAAAGGAGAGAATCCTTTCCAGAAAATATCTGCAGATGAGGCAGTTCCAGGTGACGTAGGAATTATGTACGAGCATGTAGTAAATGACTACCGAGATAAAAGCAAAGGCAAGTCACTTAGACCTCACCACACAGCTATAC